AGCCCAAGCTGGAGATGCGGTTATCAGGACAGGTCAGCCAAATAATAGTAATATTATACTAACTGGGTCTACCACTTTTTCAACTCAATTTATTGTTCAGGGATCTTCGGGAAACGTCGGAATAGGGACGGCGAGCCCTGGGTACCTATTAGATGTCAATAGTGGAGATATCCGCGTTTGTAACGGAGGAAATGTGGGAGGTGCAGGAGGTTCTATATATTTCAATGCAAACCCTGCACAAAATCCAATGTCTCAAATAAAAGGATATCTGGTAACAGACGCTGGAAGTGTAACTGAACAAGGTGGGCTATCCTTTCTCACCCGCCCAGCTGCCGCATCAGCACTGACACAGAGAATGTATATATCAGATCAAGGCTACGTCGGAATAGGGACGGCGAGTCCTGGAGTACAGCTCGATCTCTCGACGGACGGTGCTCGCAAGCTCACAACGAGTACATGGGCGACTGGATCTGACCAACGCATCAAGACAAATATTCAGTCTGCGAATCTTCACATGTGCTACGATGTGGTCAAGGCTATAGATCTCAAGTATTTCAAGTGGAACTTTCCTGAATCCTCAAATGTCGCCCTTGATGATAAGCACTCTCTGGGTTTCATTGCCCAAGAAGTCAAGACAGTATTTCCAAATGCCGTGGCAGAATCTAATTCCTATGGCTTTACAGACTTCTTAAGTCTTAATACAGATCAGATACTCAAGGCAATGTATGGAGCACTTAAACAGACTATGGCTGACAAAGAGGCTCTCGAGCAGTCCCTCAGTTCGCTCGAGCAGTCCCTTGCGACTGCGACCGCGAACTTCAGTTCGCTCGAGGCTCGCCTCGCCGCTCTCGAGGCAAAGTAGGCTCTCTTAAATTCCCAACCTAAATTAGAATGAACTACACACCGACAGCTCCGAGTCGCCTCTTGTTCGGAGATTCCCTCAATAGGGACACGACCCTGTATCCGAACGGAAACTCCTATACCCTCCACCTGACCCGCCCGATCCGGAATATCGAACGGGTCGAACTGGTCTCGGCCCGTGTTCCCAATACCATGTACAATCTTACAGACGGGTCGAACGTTCTTCAGGTCAACTCCTCGAACGTCTCACTGAATGATGGTTTCTACTCGGTCTATACCCTGGCGGCAGACCTCACGGGTGTCATGCCTGTGGCGTCCCTGGCCTACCTTCCAGAGGAGGGTCACTTCATATTCTCTGGGGGTTCTCAATTTACAATCAAAATTCAATCTTCCCAGCTGGCCACAATGCTCGGGATCGCAAAAGACACGACCCTGACGAGCGCCCTGGCCGGTCCCACATATCCTGGATACTCCGGCGAGTACATCCTGACCAGCACGACCCTTGTGGACATGAGTCTCAATGATATAGTGTACCTGGATATTGAGGAACTCAGGAGCCCCTTTAACGTTGATACGGGATCCATCCAGGCCACCACAGGGACCATTAGCGGCTCGAACGCCAATAGGGCGTTTGCTCCAATTGCTATGGATGTTGGTTCGGCATGTATCAAGAACTTCGGAGAGAACAAGGACTATCGGATCGGGGTGGACTACCCAGAGCCTATCAATTCTCTTCAACGTCTGACTATAAACTGGATTGATAGGGACGGAAAACTCCTGGACTTTCAGGGGTGGAACACAAACTCCTTCGTCTTACGGGTGTACCTGACCCCTGATCCTGAGCCGACTCTGCCGCCCCCGCCCCCTCTCGAGGATACCCAGATTCGCCGGATCGTCCAGGCGATGACTATGGTTCCAAAACCCCCAAAGGAAGAGCCGAAAAAACGCTTTCACTGGTGGTTGATTATACTGGTTTTATTGGTTCTTATTATCCTGTACAAGACATTTGGTCCTCGTCCAGGAGTGCCCATACAGGTTCCGAGGGGTCCCATGGGCGCGGCATAGGTCCTGGGTCTTCCTCCTCTTCGCTGAACCCCTTTTTAAATCCCTCAAATCCTGATACTTCCGTCTCGGACTCATACTCCTCTTCCTCAATTATACTTGAAAATTGACAGCTCTGGGGTTCATCGTCCTCCACTTCTTCAAATAGTGTGAAGCTCATCTATTGTCCTCCAATAGAGTCGACCGCAGACTTTAACGCATCCTCTGTGGGATTCTCGGGGATCCACTCGGCCCAGGTCCTGGCACACTCGTTCATCTTGACGGCCATATCATCCTCGGTCCCTGTATATTCTGACCAGTCCGGGTCCTCGTCAGACCCCGAGTCTTCCTCGAACTCCTCGTCCTCCTCGTCGGACTCTTCATAGGCCTCGGGGTACAGAGATCCCACGTGCTTCCCGGCGACGTTCCGGGCCGCATACATTAGACCATACTTCATATCTGACGCGACGATACAGTCCCGTCCGCACGCCTTTGCGTAGTGTGCGGCCAGAACTGTCGCAGACTCCATGACTGGCAGGAAAAGATCCATGGCCGTATTCTCCATCATATCGGTATCCATGGGCCCGTCCCCAGTCTTCATTTCTAATGTAAAATTGCCTCATGTCTTTACTTGAAGTTCGAAAACACAACCTTGCCCCCCTCCAGAAAGTTGTAGGACGCCACGTAGATCCGGATCCTCACGTTTGCCGGGCTAGGGTTCAGGGACAGGTACAATTTTTGATTCTTAATTCGTGTCAAGTTCACGGACCCACACGGATTATCCCCCTCTGGATCAAGGCTGAAGGAGTACATGTAGAAGAGACGACTCGGCACACGTGTGTGAAACTCGAGAGGTTGAATGATTCTCAGGAACTGGGGAGTTCCTACGATGGGATCGATTCGGGACACGCCATTGAAATCTAGTTCTAAATTGCTGAGCATGTCCGTGGTCCCGATGGTTGTGCTCGCGCTCGTTGCCGTATTGCTGTAGTCATAGCCGAGCGCCGAGTCATTCTGGAGAACTACGAAGAGTTCCTTGACAGGGTTGTAAAAGTCGAGGAGGCACTGGACGTTCGATGTTCCCTGTGGTGCGAAAAACTCCATGCGCTGAACCTGTTCGAATATCTGGAAGCGAGTTCCGTCATTCATCTTCTTCTTCTCCGATTCTGAAAGGTATGTGTATTCGATATTTAGGTGGGCCGTGATTGTCCCAGGTATGGTATAGGCCGGTGTGGTGAAGAAGGTTGATGGGTTCCAGACGATCCGGAAGGTTATGTCGGCTCCATCCACCACGAGACCCTTCTTGAAGGTTGAGAAGGGCATGGGAATCGTGTAGGCTGCCTGTGGAAGGACGGAAAACTGGAGGTTCTTGCCGATAAGGTATGACAGACCGGGCTGCTTCCCCTTGGGAATCTCGAGATCGTATTGTATCTCGATATGTTCGGCATAGAGGCGTTCGATCAATTCTGTTCCTAAATAGAGCTCGACATACTGGAACATGAGAGTCCCGACCGAGTCAAGCACGCCATAGTTTGTGGGAAGTCCAGGAAACTGTATGTAAAGGTACATGTTCGTTATGAGGTCCCCGGACCTTGGGAGGACCCGGTGGTTCTCGCCTCCAAAGAAAACTGCCTGCTCGTCGAAGATCACCTGGTCGACACGCTGGGCAAAGAGAGTCTGTCCAGCGTATCGTTCTACGAAATAAGTCACTTGTGGATCTCCACTCAGTGAAATGTCCTCCTGGCCAAGGAAGGAAAGGCTTGCACGTCCGGCCATCTACTGGAGGCAGAGAGTTTTACTCGAGACCCCAGTGCGCAGGAGTCGGCACTCTTTCATGAATCTTCGCCTCGGTCCATGGTCGCATCACCATCAGGTGCTTTGCACAGGCTCCACGATCCACCATAGGAAGCTGGCAATTTGGAATGTTACATCGAGGCCCCCCCGTGTCGAGTATATAGAACGTCTCGGCCAGTTGTTCGCTTCCCATGTTCACCCGGAGCTGCGAACGTTCGGCCCTCGGTACGGATTTGAGGTGTCCAGAAACTGCAGATAAGAGATCCCGATACACATCCGTCTTGAGAAATGCGTTCATATGGGCTCTCTGCAAGTTCCTATACTCAAGGATGTCGAGGCCAGTTTTTGTGGCCACCTCGGACCTCCATTTTTCATATTCCGTCCATCGCTCCTTGAGATATGGAACGACTTGCTCCTGGATTACCTGGTGCCAGAATACCATGAGGAATTTTCCAGGCGTCGTACTCATAGTAAGGCCATCCTGTCGGTATAGGACATCGTGAACCTTGGTGTTGGGCCACACTACAAACTTATTTCTATCATTCAGTTTGTTGAATATATGACTAGCTACAGTGAAGTATCTGATTCCGGGGTTCAGTGATTCCACGAGACCCGTCAGATTCAACGAGTCAATGTTGGGTGGTGTGAATGTCACATTGCGTTCTATGATAAATGGACCATCAGAATTACATGCATTTTTGCGATTCAGGTGAGACTTCAGTTTGTCCTCGCACTTGGATAGATACTTCGGATGCGTAAAAGTCTTCAGGCACTTCGGACACTTGGTCGACACCATCCTTATCAGTGGTCAACCAAAATAATTTTCCGAGCCGCCTGGGGAACTCACCTGGCCTGAGGGAAATTGGAAAATACTGGAGGGTCGGCCCGAGTCGCACATCACCCCTCGTCAACTCCATTGTATGCATACGGCACCTGCCTGAGGGCTCACAGACGGCCTGGTCACACCATTGGACCTCGCATTGACCCATTCTACTAGTAATGTACCGAAGTTTTTAAGTCTTATTTTTCCAATTCCAAAAAGGGGGTGAGGGGTAATTGGGAGGCCAAGTCCCGTCCTATATTTCCATTTCCTAATGGGGGGTACTCCCCTTTTGGAATTGGAAAATTCTTATCCGGATATATTTTCATTTTGAAGTCCAATCCTCTTTTGGAATTGGAAAACACCTCGTAAAACTCGTCTAAAAATCTCGTGTTTTTTTATTGCTGGAAAACTTTTCGGAAAAATATTTTAGTCAAACATCACTCCCGCGATGCCGTTCTCGACCCGAAGGACGTTTTGTGACGTGGCGATGATCCTGAATTGCTTCGCGGGATAGTAGGCCGTCGTGTTGAAGATATTGAGTTGGAGCAGAATGTTTCGAATACGGCTCATGTTCACCTGTCCGGATGGGTCGCCGCTATTAGGGTTTGTCGAAAAGACATACATGAAAAACTGACGTCCGGGGACGGTTGAGCCAGTGGGCATCGAGAAAAAGTTGACGTGGTGATTGAAGGGCTCGATCGCCCCGACATAGAGAGCGTCGGTACACACTGTCAAAAGGGCATCCTCGCCGTTAAATGTAATTCCTATGCTCTGAAGGCCATTTCCGGAGTAGTCATAGGGGAGTGCACCGTTGACCTGAATGACGAAAAAGAGCTCCTTGACAGGTCCCTTGAAATTTATAGGGAAAAAAGCCGTCTGAAATCCCTGTGAAAGATCGAACGTCTGATATTGTGTCTGTGTAATGACATAGTCGAGCCTGTGGTTCTGGAACCAGTTAATCTCGGGGTTAGACAAGTAGACGTAATCTGTGATAATAGTTGCGGTCAGTGATGGGTTCGTCAATTGTACGGCCGTCAAGTCTGAGAAGTTTCGAAAGGTCACCCAGACCTCTACATCCTGTCGTTCGAGGGCCACTATAGGAATCGAAAGCTCTGGGTTTCCGTAAAAATAAAAGGGCAAATTCACATAATATGTGCGCCCGGGGGGTCCTACGGTCGTTCCGGTGTCGTACTTGCCAGTCAGGAGCTGTAGACCTGGCTGATTTTCATATGGAATATTTAGCTCGTTCCAAATCTCAATATACTCACCCGTTATGCTCTGGATCGTCTGTCCACCAATCTTTAGATCCGCATTAGCCACAATATACGTGGCGGCCGAATCATAGTATGCATAGGTCGCTCCGATGGTTCCACTGGAAATATTAGAGGCCAAAGGTACGACCGAAATATATGTCCCTGGAAGGACGTTTGCGGTCGTTCCATTCACACCGAGTGAGATTGAATAGGTCGCGGCCGTGTTCGAGACTCTGAAAGGGACCGAGAGTGTGTAGGGCGGTGCGATACCTAGGGCTACATTGTATACTGAACTCGCGAATGTAGGATCCGAACTTCCGATAGTCAGGCTCGTGACTACGTTCGATGTGTAAAAGACGCCAGTCATCATGTAGGACATGACGTTCGTAAACTGGAGGTTTCCTGAAGGTGCGGTAATAATCGCCGAATTTGTGTTCGAACTAAAGTAAGGGCTCTGGAGTTGAAGTGGAGTCGTTAACGTGTTCGAGGTCGTCTGGAACAGGACGCCGTTATATGGAAGGACGACTCCGGGTTGTGTATCAGAAAGGACACCGATCTGGTTGATCGCGAAGAATGAGTTGGATACCAAGTTTGAGAGTGAGCCTTGGGTCGAAATGGACAGGTTGTACGTTCGAAGTGTATTTGCCACGAGCGGGATAGAAAAGGCATATGTCGGATTTCGACCCTGAAGAGACATATCATAGACGTAAACTGTGTTCGCGCCCTCTCCAAGAACTACATTTGATATGTACGAATTATCACCGAGACTCAGAGATCCTGAGATGAGGTACTCTCCATTCACTGCGAAACTCATGGTCGAGTTGGGATTGAGAGTGACTGTTGTGTTTGCGGGAGACACGTTTCCATACAAAGGAACAGGAGCCACGGAGGTTCCCGAAAGGGTAACATTGCTCGAGAACTGGTAAATATCGTTCGTCGGGCTCGCCGAAAAATATGTCCCGGGGAGGAGCTGACTTCCGTTTGTCGTTGCGTAAAAATAGTAGAACAGAGTCGTGTCTGTGACAATGATGGGGATGACGGTCGGTGAGGACGGGTCGGGCGAAACGGTCGAGTTATACACATAAGTGAATAATGGCGGCGAGGGTTTCCCGTCGATCGTGGATGTTCCGTATGCTAGAGACTGAATAGACCCTCCGAGGCCGACACTGAAACCTGCTCGGATTGTATAGTATCCGGGCTGCATAAACTGAATACACCCACCTGGTGTCACATTGTAGACAGTCGTAATTATATCGTTCTGTGTCCAGTAAGCACTACTCGAACTTGTATTCGAAAAGTTGATGAATTGCTGCCCCGACAGAGGGAGTGTCTGATTGAGAGTCAGGTACATTCCCGGTATGGGGTTTACGGGTAAGCCGGCCGTCTGGATCCATCCCGACTGCTCGAGGGTCAAGGATGGCGTTATGACCCCAGAGACTGCGTTGTAGACAAGATTCGACGAAGTAACTGTGCTGGCCGCCAGAGGATCAAAGCCCCAAAAGACCCCAGACAGGGCCGAGATGCTGGATTGTCCCGCAGAGACAATGACGTTCGACAGACCAATCGAAACATTCGAGAATATAAACTTATTCGTGGTCACCGAATAACTTCCGTAGCTCGTGAAATTCGGAGTGAACCACTGTGCTAGTGACACAGAGTTGGAAGAGTAAAACTGGAACTGTGCACTTGCAGATATGGGTCCGACGGTTGTTCCGTTTGTCAGGCCGAACCACAACTGCGGGAAGTTTGTTTGGGATGGAATCTGTGGCCAGGTCCAGTCGTTTCCTGGATTGGTCAGGGCCGGCAAAACAACTTTGAGTGTGAGGCCGCGTATGAGGTCTCCTTTTGGCGGAATCTGGCAAATGCTTGTACCTCCATAAGCTATCAGCTGATCTTTGAACGGAATATCGTACGCCTCGAGCACAAAGGGTGTGTGGCGCTTGTAGACCCCGGAAAAGTAAGTGACCTGCGGCTCTCCCGTCAGGTACGCGTCCTGCTGACCAATAGCGGCCAATTGGATATATCCGGCTGACATTTGTCGCCTCTAGTAAAGGCGGAGAGTTTTGTGTCCGAGTCGCTCCGCGTCCCACCAGGCCCTTAATTTTGTTTCGAAATTGAAGGAAGGAGATGTCTCTCAATCTCCGAAAGTTTGATCCCAGCAAGATGGCCGATGACAAGGTGTGCGTCTTCATAGGGAAGCGCGGGACTGGAAAGTCCACACTGGTCACGGACATCCTGTGGCATAAGAAGCACCTTCCGGCCGGGATCGCCATGTCAGGCACAGAGGAGGGCAATGGGTACTACAAGCAGTTCATCCCGGATCTCTTCGTTTTTGGAGACTATAACAAGGATGCACTCGAAAAGATCATCGAGCGTCAGAAGAAGCTCCTGGCGATAGGGAAGTGTAGCCCGGTCTTTATACTTATGGATGACTGTATGTACGACAGGGGCTTTATGAAAGACATCGCTATTCGGCAATTGTTTATGAACGGCCGACACTGGAAGATTTTCTTCATGATGACGACCCAGTACTGTATGGATATGACACCTATGATTCGAACCAATGTCGATTATGTGTTTGCGCTGAGAGATAACGTCCGACAGAATCGCGAGAATCTCTACAAGGCGTTCTTTGGTGTCTTTCCGACGTACGATAGTTTTTCGCAAGTTATGGATGCATGTACAGAAAACTATGAGTGTTTAGTTCTGG